GACATGAGCAAACTCAAAGCGTCCAAGTTGAAGGAGGTTATCAAGAAGTTGAAATTGAATCGTTGCTACGACCACGTTGCCCATGTGCTGAACCGCCTCAACGGCATTTCGGCGCCTGTGCTTTCGCGTGAAGTGGAGGAGAAGTTGCGATTCATGTTCAAGGAGATTCAGAGCTCATTTGTGAAACACTGTCCAAAGAATCGGAGCAACTTCTTATCCTATTCATACGTCTTGTACAAGTTCTGCGAATTGCTGGAGCTGGATGATTATTTGCAGTGCTTTCCTTTGTTGAAAAATCGCGATAAACTATACAATCAGGATAAGATTTGGGGACTGATATGTGCGGATTTACAGTGGCAGTATATTAGGTCTATTTAGGCTTGTCATCTAAGACCAGTCAATGACAATATATTCCTTATGTACTGCCCGCTGTGTATCAATAAATGGGCGAAGTTTATCGTCCAAGTTTGAAATATCATATTCTTTTCCATCCCTTCCCAATGCCATTGATAGTTTCTTATATTCCACTGAGCATTCTGGAAATAGAATGCGGAGGCGAGTTAGAATCTCATCCATATTTGCTACAATATATTCTTTGGTAATTTGGTAATTCAGCCCACTATGAGTTAGAATGGAAGGGACGTGGACACTGGAATAATTATTTCCAAGGAGAAAGAGATTACATGTTGTATTATCGTTTACTTCTGCAAAGCGAACAGTATTTGTATAAATATCTTTCACAATTGTTTCTAATTTACGCTGATGTCCCTCTTCATCCTTCTGTGACTTCAAGGAACGCATATTTTCGCGCGAGAAAGGTTCAAGGGGCATTTTATATGGCGAGACTATTTCAAATTAGGTTTTCAGATTTCAATTTTATAATCCCATAAAAAATTGACCCTGTCTGGCCGACAAACAAACAAGTCCTTACCATGCCTTCTCTCACCATAATTATGGGTCCTATGTTCGCAGGGAAATCCTCGGCCGTCATTGCAAAGGTGCGACGTGCCGAAGTTCTCGGTTGGAAAACATTTGTGATTACGTCATCGGCTGACACGCGTTACTCCGAGGAATCCAAAATCATGACGCACGACCGAGCATCCATGGACGCCACTGGGGTGAATGTGTTAAAGGGATTGGAGCAACGGGCCGAGTATGCCCAGGCACGCTTAGTAGTGATTGAAGAAGGTCAGTTCTTCACGGATTTGTATGACTTTGTTATGCGAGCAGTGGAGGAGGACGGGAAAGACGTGGTGGTTGTTGGCCTCGATGGCGATTCCGATCGGAAGCCTTTCGGAGATATTCTTCGCCTTGTACCTCTCGCCGACGAAGTCCAGCGTCTCACATCCTTGTGTAAAAGGTGTGGTGATGGTACAGCTGGTCTATTCTCAGCACTCGTGCGCGGTTCCAAAGGCGGTGAGCAGGTCTTTGTGGGTGGCTCGGATTCGTATGAGGCGATGTGCCGGAAGCATTATATGGAAAACTCATTGCGTGCGTGATATTCACTAGCGCAAGGTGTTTTATTAAAAAGGTTTTTGTATTTAGCGCATGGGGAATCCCACCAGGTTGGCGCCAATACCGAAGCCCGCGCCCTGGCGCGCCGTCACGCCGATGGAGGGCGAGAAGATGTCCAGAACCGCGAACACCGCGGCGGCCATGATGGTCACCGTGAGGATCTCATCCATGGGCAGTTGCTTACGAGGAATGAACACAAGGGCCAGGGCCACGGCAATGCCCTCCACTACATACTTCACAATGCGGGTCAGAAGGTCGTTTACGTCCATCTTGTCTATATTCGTTCCATAGATTTTTTTCCCGGGATGGAAGGTCTAAACAGAGTGGCACATACACTTTCAGAAATGTCTGGAGCTCCTACTTCTCTGAACCGCAATGAACCCGAGGAGGACTTCCTGAGTGAGGATCCGGAGATCAGTAGCCAGAAGGTTGTGCTTCTGAGTTTCCTCAGCCCGGAGAAGGTTTTGGCGAACAAGGATGTCTTCTTCTTCCGCAACTTTGTGCAGAACTATGCGCTGGAGTGGCGTACGAAGAAGCTGGAGGTGTGGCTGGCTGAGCAGGTGAGCGCCATCAACACCAAGCTGGAGACGCTTGCCGGTAACCTGAATAAGGCGCCTGCGGCAGAGGCAGAGGCAGCAGAGGCCACTCCCGCTCCTGATGCGGAGTCAGTAAAGCCGGCCGACGAGATTCGCAAGAATCTTCTGCGTGTCGATGTGCTCGTAGAGGAGTTCCAGCAGTACGTGCGCAAGAACATGCGCGAGCTGGCCGATTCCAAGATTCAGGAGGAGTTCGAGAACTTCCTGTTTACTCATGGTTCGAAGCTAGAGGAGGAGTTCTTCGCGAAGAACGAGTTCCGCACCACCATGCGCGGTATCAAGGTGCGCGGGGTATTCTCGTCGGAGGCCGAGGCCGCGGTGCGCGCAAAGCGCCTCCAGAAGGCCGACCCCTCTTTCAACATTTACCAGGGTTATGTCGGTAAGTGGATGGCCTGGGAGCCTGACGCAAACAAGGTGGGTAACCAGGAATACGCGAACGAGGAGCTGAACACCCTCATGAAGAAGTACCGGGAGAACGAGGAGAGTCGCGAAGTCTTTTACAACGAGCAAAAGAAGTCGCGCATGGGGAATTCGAAGACGCGCGCAGCCGCCGATGTGGCTCCTGAGGCCACTCTGACACCGACTGTTGAGGCCTCTGCCGCCGCCTCAGGCGGCAGTAGCTACGACGGCCTCTTTTCTGGCCCCGCCGATCTGGCGATTCAGCGCAAGATTGAGCGCATGGATTAGAATGCCTAGAAGTTGCCGGTAGGAACCGCATCTGGATAGCGTGTACCAATACGAAGGCACGTGTTCGGCTCCTTCGCACAGAAATGGCCCTCGCCACAAACAGGATTACACGTAGCCGGGTAATTCGGATTTACGAAACCCTGAAGGCTAGAAGTTCCCTTTAGAATCGGTAAAAGGGCCAGCAATACAACCAGTAAGAGCAGTACATACCATGTGCCGGTCTTTATGGTCAACTTCGCCATCTTTCTAACTAGACCCCTCTAAAAATACGGCAGGGGTGACAGGACGCCTTGAGGAGCAAGAGGGACAGGCTCTTTATCATAGGCAGCCTTCGGCTCTGTCTGCGCACAGAAACCATTAATACACTTAAGGCCCGCACCGCACGGCTCCAGATCCACTCCACAGCGCGCAGAGCCACCGCTCGCAAATCCCTCGCAAATGGGTTTACCTAGAATCACTAGCAATAGCCCAAGAACAAACATAAGAAGGAGGACCCGGCAAATGTCTTTCATTTCGTTTGTGAGCGCCATTCTAAGAAGTATCAATCTTATTGCATCGGATATTTTTTCACCTGTATCATCGGCCCCTTCAACCGTTTCGCAGCCGTAGCGTCGTATTCATTCCCCTCCTCGCCATCCTTCTCCTTATAATTAGCCATCGCATGATTCCAGAACTCCTGGGCGCCTATGCGGAACTCGCCGTGCATCTCGGCCTTGTACCAAAATACCGTATCTTCCAGCTTATTCGACTGCGAGTTGTTGTTCATCACAATACACTCATAGTTCTGCGTACACTGGTCCATGACCTGGCAGAAGAACTCAAAGCTCGGAAACGCACTGCCGAAGTTCTCAAAAATACGTTTGCGATTGGTCACATAGGGCTCTCGGAGGATGAAACAATAGTCCACATTCGTGCGCAACATTGGAGGAATACCGAGAGGGTACTGCATAGTAATAATGAAGAACACCTTCAGCCAACGGCCGTTCAAGAACAGATAGCGAATATTGCGATCGTGGAGCCAACTGTCATCATAGAGACAGTCGTCCATAATCAAGAAACTCCTCGGATCCGTGCGCTGTTGTCCATACGCCTCCACTTCCTTGTTAATCTTCGCCATAATCATCTTCTGCCTCTTACAAAAGTTCGCAATAATCACAGGACTATAGTCGCCGTGGATGAACAGCGGGGGAATGAGTTTCTTATAGAACTGGTTTGACTCTTCTGTGCCACTAATCACAGTTCCCAGAGGCATTTCCTGATGGTGATAAAGGAGGTCTCTCACGAGAGTAGACTTGCCGGTACGTCTTCTGCCAATGAAAACGCACACGGCGTCCTGCGGAATCATCTTCATGTCAAACTTCCGGATTCCCACATTGAGTGCATCGCCCTTGTCAGACATTTCTTGTATTAAGGCGAGTGAAAATACTTAGTCGTGCGGTTACGAGCTCATTTGGAATTCCGCCGCCGCCGCTAGAATGGATCCGTGTTTAACCCAACCAGTTCCCGTGGCATTGCCTGTTTGGAGGAGATTCTCCGGGGCACCTCGCCTTGCCGGATATACTGGAGTAACATCTGTAACACCAATCATTGGAAAGTTCCTTGGATCACCGCCCTCCTCTGAAGGCCAGTTGGCAGCGGACAACTTATTTGCGCGTGCCGTGGATTTTCATGGACCAGGGGAGTGTAACATAGAAACTGTGTCAAAGGAGGTTAAGAATGCGTTTTGTAAGGTGACCCACCTGCTGGACCCGATACGCACAATCCAGACCTATTATTCTAGCCCTGAGAAGGGCGAGAGGCGACGTGAGGCAAAGGCCGACAATCCGATGAATCAGGCGTATGTGGATGGCCTGGCGAGTTATTTACTCGGCCAACTTCGTGAGAGGAATATAAGCCCGCATTTCTGCTTGTTTTATGGTGGATACCGTGGTGTGGCCGACAAGTATCGTTACAATATAAGCGGAGAGTACGAGTCTTATCGGCGCTACAAGTTGTTCTGGGAGCGCCGGCGCCAGGGGCTGTTCTCCGTACACTTTGATGATGATGCGTCGCAGATAGAAACTCCGAATTCATCCATGCGTTCCACCACGTTTCATTACTCCACGCCCAGGTCTGAGGCGAGCCATATAAGTTTGGAGGATGGGGGCGAGCTGAGCCCCGAGATTGTGGAGCTGGAGAGTGTGGATACCATGGAATCTGCGTCTGCCTCTTCTTCTGGCTCTGGGTCAGATGCTTCTGGGTCTCACGAAGACGAGTCTGAATCTGGCTCTGGGTCAGAAGAGTCTTATGAAGAGTCGGCCGTATTTATGGAGCTGAAAGAATTCCCTGTCATGTTGATATTCCAGGAGAAGATGGAGGGCGTCTTGGATTCTATGCTAGATGACGAGGGTGAATTGGTGGGTGTGCCTAGAAACTCAGAGGCCTGGGAACAGCGCTGGATTGCGTGGACGTTCCAGATAGTTGCAGCGCTCTGTGCCGCCCAGGGCGCCCTTGGATTCACGCACAATGACTTACACACGAATAACATCGTGTGGAAGACGACGGACCAGGAGTGGCTACACTACATTTCCCGCGACGGCACTGTGTGGAAGGTGCCGACCTTTGGAAAAATCATGTGCCTCATTGATTTCGGTCGCGCGATATACCGTGTAGGAGAGCAGTGGTTCGTCAGTGACGACTATGACAAGGGTGGAGATGCCGAGGGCCAGTACTTGTTCGGGAATTTAGTAAAGGGTTCTGAGAAGCCTATCTATCCGAATCCCTCCTTTGACCTCTGTCGCTATGCCGTGAGTGTAATTGATGCGCTATATCCGGAACAGCCGGCCGAGAAACCCGATGGAGCCATTCTCAGCCAGGAGTGTTTGTGGAAGGTACAAGAAACGGTCTCACCCTTCTGGAATCTCCTCTGGTCGTGGCTCATTGATGACGACGGAAACAATGTGTTGCGCGAGGAGTACGGTGAGGAGAGATTCCCGGACTTTGACTTATACCAGCACATTTCGGAGAAGGTGACGAATTGTAAGCCCCAGGATCAGATCCGCAAAGAGATTTTCAGCGGATTCCATGTAGCGCGTGAGTCATTAGGAGCCGAGGTGAAGTTGTACCCGCTCTTTTGCTGATGTATTGCTAGTAGGAGATGTCGGGTGAGAAGGAGTATCTGTGTATTTTAGAGGAGCTGTATCGTTTGAAAAAGAGCAACGATACACTTGTTGGTGTTATAGAGAACCAATCTGCCTTATTAGCTAGGCAAGAGGCTCTGATAAAAACACTTCTGGAGACCATACAGGGTCTGGTAAAAAATGAAATACTAGGGGGTTCTTCTATATAAGTCATCTTTTGCCATGGATAACGAGCACGTACTAAACTTTCACGAGGGCGTTCCACGCCTTCCTGAATGGCTTCCAACGTATGAGCTTTCTCTGATAATGGGGGCCGGCGATTTGGATCAAGGGGGAATTCTAAATGTAGAAAAATTCTCAGACTTTGACGTATTCTTCTGTAATAACTGGAGCCATGCTGGAAGCCTTGAGAGGAATATTGCGTATTTGGAGAAGCATTCTTTCCACAAGAAGGTGATTTGTATTATTGATGTTCATAATGAGGAAGAGATGTTCCATTTTACTCAGCTATTTGAGCATCGCTTTCGTCGCGTAGACGGCTATGGGCAACATACGCCTCACATGAATATCATGGATTTGGAGAAGGTGTTGTGCCTTGGGGGACAGGCGGTGAATATTTATGAGATGTCTGAGATGTGTATGGAGGTTGGCGAGTTTGAGAAGTCTCTGAAAGAAGACTATTATCCTTGTATAGCGTTAATGGACGGGAAAGTCTATCGGAATCCTGCGGTATGCTTTGATTTGGGGGAAGAGAAGACGGCCGAGCTCAAGGGTCTTGTGCTTCGTCGGATTCGTGAGAGGGTGAAAAAGGGTGGATTCGTTCGAGTTGACGATTCTGTTCTACAGGATCTTGATGCCTATAGCCTCTGGCATTTACAGAAGGTCTTGAAGGGTCTTCTTTATGAACCACAGTTTCCGCCGAATATGGCAGGTATCGTGCGGTGGAATAGGCGCCCTTGGAGCGAGGAGAGTATGCTGGAGCTCGTTGTTGAGCGTGTGGAGCCTGAGTATGGCTTGGATCGGTTTTATGATGAGGAGCAAAAGGGGAAGATGTCGGCCTTGGTTGACGCAATCAAGGCCGATATTCGTATTGGATTTCTCTTGGGGGCGCGTATGAAGTACAGACGATTGATAAAGGCGGCTGCCGCTTTAGAGGTATAAGAGCCCAGCCCTATATTCCTCGGCTCGAGGATACAAGGTGCCACCCAGGGAATCTAGCCAATACTCGCCGAAATTGTAGGCCGAATGTAAATGGTGTAAAAGGTGATGGTTGCCGATCAGATACACTCCTCTTTCATCATGGCGCAACATTCCACGGATATTTAGGATTATTAACGCGGTAAAGATATCGTTTGCCGAGTAGGCGAGAAATCCCATGGGTATGAAGAAGCCGAGACTTTGGAAAGGGGATTCTATCCAGTGCCCATGGTATGTATCAAGGAATTGCGGAATTGGTTTTTCATGATGTTGTTTATGATATTTGTAGACTTCGCGGTGATGTAATATAACATGTGATATATAGAACCATATATCATATGTTATAATCGATAGGATTGCGGGGAGCATCTCTTTCTAAATAATAGAACAAAGGAACCTTAGACCAGTGCTCATTTTAAATTGCCGTTTTTATATTACATGTTATTAGATGGAGTTCGTTCCAAGCGATGCTTATATTATAATGGGACACGGGAAAGAACCAGAATTTAGACCAGTAAAGAATGAAATAATACAACACAAAGTAAAAGCAACAATACCTACGATTGGAACAATAATTAATGATGATTTCATAGACAATGATTCTGCATTTATTGTTCCAGATAATTGTATGGTTGTTGTAAAATCAAGACCTGGTGAAATAGCGTATCTTGATACAGTAGTCAAATTAGTAAATAAAGTAGGTGATATTTCTAAACAAGAACTATTTAGAAACCCTTTATCAAATACAAAACAACTAATAAAGGAACTAGGATCTGTTATTATCTATAAACCCGGTGATAAATGTCCTAACTATATATACTCTCTATATTCTCCAGACGACATTATGCGAGAATCTTATATTAGTCACCTTGGATTATTAAAAACACCTCTTATAATTCCATTTGAGAATAAAAAATACGATGATGATATTAATCAAGATGACACGCCAATTACTAAGTATATTAATACAATTTATAAACAAAGTGTATATCCTACAACAGAACAAGTATTACAAATTCTATTGAAGACTCATAATAATTCTATAAAAGGGACAAATGAAGAAGGAAGAATAATGACTACATCTGACATTCCATGGACAGATGCAAATAATATGGTGAATTTTTTTTCAATAACTCAGAAAGAATTACTTCAAATAGGAGAAGATGGTGTAGCCAAACGACA